GAAATGGTATATAAATTCACTTAAAGATGTCTATAATAATAAATAGTGTTCAGATTATTCAAGATGCAGTTGTTGAGCCAGTTAGTTTAACTGATGCTAAAAATTGGATGCGAGTTACTTATGATACGGACGATGACATCATTGGTGATCTACTTGCATCTGCAAGAAAGCACATTGAGAAGTTATGTAGTGTATCATTTGTAAATAAGCTCATCAGAAGCAATTTTACACTTACTGGTACGACTCAAGACGTATGGATAGTAGATTTACCTTATTCGCCTTTACTATGCGTAAATGAGCTTAAATATAAGACTGGGTTCACTACTTATGATATACTTGTAAAAGATACGGACTACGAGCAAATAGGTGGAAAATTGTGGCTTTATATTGGAGGTACTTACACTTGTACTTATCAAGCAGGTTATGGTTCTGTTCCTGACGATATTAAGTCTGATATTCTTACACTTGTTGCTTGGAGTTACGATAATAGAGGCAAGAAGTTTAATGGTGACTCACAAGGTGGCAATGTTGGAGCGTATCCTTATTGGGATGGCCTTAACTTCCATCAGTATAAGAAAGTGGTAATATGAGTAAACCTCTTAAAGTACAAGTTAATGATACGTACTTTAACAAGGCTTTAAATAAACTTAAAGCTTTGGAGGATGACTTTGCCAATGAGGTTGATCTTGAATTGAACGCAGCAGCGGTTGACATTGAAACAAAAGCAAAACAGAACGCACCAGTAGATACAGGTAGGATGAGAGCAGCAATTAGTTCAAATAAGTTATCTTTGCTTAGATATGAAGTTAGGGTAAGTACAAATTATGCTGCTTTTGTAGAATTTGGTACTGGGGGTAAGTATAAAGCTTATGAAGGTAATTTGACTAATGAGTGGAAGAATATAGCATCTACGCATTATGTAAACGGAAAAGGGACAACAAGACCTCAACCTTATTTATATCCTGCGGCAAAAAAAGTGTTAAAAGATTTTAAGAATAGGTTTAAGGATAGATTAAAAGCATTATTAAAGAAATAGATGTTAGACTGCTCAAACAATATTAGAGAATGTTACGTAAACCTTTTGGAAGGCAATGTCATTTATAATGGCAGTGCAGTTGCGGTTTATGGCCAGACTCCATTTGTGACAACTCCTCCTATTTACATCATGCTTGGAAGCGTGAATGAGGTTGCTGATAACAACAACCAACAATGGGTGACTGATGCAGATATTGATGTGAATATAATTGTTGAGCAGTATAGGCAGCCAGACTTAAGTGTTGTGGATACCATTTCAAGCTTAGTGCTTAATTTAATTTTGCCAACTACCGGCATTAAGGATGTTGGAGATGCAAGTTTCCAAATATTCCCATTATCACGTGTAAGTTCACGATATTTGCCGTTAGATAATGGTGATTTGTATATAACAAGAAAGATTATAACGATAAACAATTCAATAATTCAAAAATAAAATAAAATGGGACAGATTCAAGGTTCTTTGCAAAACATTGAGATTGATGTTGCTGGTGGCACATCTTACAAAAACCTCGTTTGTTTGGCATCTTCTTCAGTTAACACAACTGCTGATACATCTACCGATAACACTAATTGTGGCATTCTTACCTCAGTAAGTGATTCATCAATGAGTATTGATTTTGATGCAGTTTGTGAAGTTGCACCAACTGTTGCACAAGTTAGTTATGGTAGTCTTTTGACTGCTATGGTTAATAAAACTTTAGTTAATGTTAGAGTGCAAAACCCAGTTGTTACTGGTTCTTCTATTGGAGTTGCTTATTACCATCAATTTTCTGCTTACATAACTTCTTTAACTTTGACTCAAGCAAATGCTGAGTTTATGAAATTTAGTGGAAGTATTTCTTCTACTGGTGTTCTTGATATAACTGTTTAATTATGAACTATACTACGATTGATATTAATGGTCAGAAACTCGGACTTAAATTTGGGATGGCATCATTCCGTTATTTGCAAGGTAAATTTGTTGATGGAATCGCTTTTCAAGGCGATGAATTAAACGAGATTGGGATTGCTCACATACTTTATAGCGGTTATTATAATAATTGTCTAATAAAAGATGTAGTTCCATCATTAACTTTCGAAACATTTGTTGATTTTATTGAACAAAATCTAAATAATGAGGAAGTTCTTGATAAGATTAAAGAGATAATGAGCATTTGGGCAGCAAGTGATTTTGTTAAGCAGACGCAGGTAGTCAAGGCTGAAGAGCCAAAAAAAAAGACTATTCGTGGGAAGAAATAGAGTCCTTTGCGTTCGGTGAGTTGATGTTGTTGCCTAATGATTTTTATGCAATGAGTCCAAGGCATTTATCTTTAATGCTTAAAGGACATCAAGATAAAAAAGTTGATGCTTACAAGCAGACAAGACTCCTTATGTTTACTATGGTGCGGTTGATGGGTGATCCAAAGACCGCACCTAAAACACCTGAGCAATTGTGGGAACTACCTGGAGATGATAATGAGAACAAAGCAATTTCAGATGATGAGATAAAGGAAATATTTAAAAGGTTGATGTAATGGCGGATTTAATATACGAATTTGGTGCAGATGTAACACAATTCAATGCTTCCATTGCAGAAGTTACTAAAGAGATTAAGAAACTTAAAGATGCTCTTAAAACTGCAACCGGTGCTGAGATACCTAAGCTTAACGCTGAGATATCTGCATTACAAACAAGTTTAGGTAATTTAAAAAATGTAGGAGTACCTGCTGCTGCTGCAATTTCAAAAGTTAGGGATAGTGCAAGTGACGCAAGAGTTACTCTTACAAATGTTAGTCAAGTTATTCAAGATTTACCATTTGGTTTTATAGGTATTCAAAATAACATTCCAGGTGTTATACAAGCATTTACAAATTTAACAAGTGGTTCTCTTGGTTTAGTTGGAGGTTTAAAAGCTATTGGAGCAGCTTTGATTAGCCCAGCAGGTATATTTGTTGGTTTTAGTCTTGTTACTGCTGCCGTTACTGGCTTAATTACAAAATATGGTTCTTTAGGTGCAGGTTTAGAAGCTTTAATCGGCAAAACAAACTTATTAGCTAAAGCACAAAAAGATTTTAATAAAGAATTGTCTGCCTCAGTTGGATCTACTGCAACTGAATCTTTAGAAATAGGAATTTTAACAAAAACATTATTAGATTTAGATAAGCCACTAAAAGACAGACAAGCAGCTTACGTTGAACTTAAAAAAATTAGTCCAGATGTTCTTGCAGGTATAACTGCTGAAAGTATTGCTACCGGTAAATATACTGATTTGCTTTTAGGTAATGTTACTGCAATTCAATCTTTAATATTCTTAAAAGCTAAAGAAGCAGCTTTAAATACCTTAATAAACAAAAATGTTGCAGAGCAAACTGCATTAGAATTAGAAAGACCTGCATTAATAGCAAAATTGACTGCTGCTCAAAATGCTTATTCAGCAGCAAGAAAAAAAGGTTTTGATGCAACAAAGACATTTGGGACAATAATAGACCAAGAAGCACTTGCTTTACAATCAGCACAAGAAGCTTATAGAGCAAATGTTAAGGCATTTAATAACCTTATACCTGCTTATAAAGAGTTTGAAAAGACTTTAATTCCAACTGTAAATGGAATTGCTGCTATTGATGCAAGAACTAAAGAGTTAACTGATAGTCTTAAAAATCAAGATGTAATAGTTACAAAATCAAAATTATTAAAAGGAGCAAAAGGCAGGGCAGGGTTATTTGATTATTTAGTTACTGAGGTAGATAAGTCATTAATACCAATTAGTAAATTAAAGGGAAAATTAGATGATTTACTTAAACCAAAACTATCTCCTTTCCAATTACAAAAGCCTACATTAGAAGGTTTACAAACTGATCAAACAAAAGCTAAATTAGCTGAATTACAAAATATTGCACAAGGATATTTAAGAGTTAAAGACTTGTTGCAAAATACTTTTTTTCAGCCTTTAAACTCAGCATTTGAAACATTATTTACAAAAGGTACATTTGCAATTAAAGACTTTACCAAAGCATTACTTAACTCAATAGGTCAAATAGCAGCTAAATTAGCTGCAACTGCAATCGTAAATGGTCTTGTATCATTATTTGCAGTTCCATTTGGAGGTGCATTTGCAAATGGTGGTTTACTTGGTGGTATAGGAGGTTTACTTGGAGGCATTGGCGGAAGAACTGGTTCTGCTAACTTTGGAGGAGTTCAAGGAGGTGGATTCGGAATGAGTGGAAGTGTTAATATGGTTTTAAGAGGAACTGACTTGGTAGGAAGTATTAATAGAACAAATTCACAAATAAGTAGAGTAGGATAATATGCCAACATACGGAGAAAAATATAATATTACTTTTAAGACTCGACAAAATCAGACTTGTAAAGTACGTATGTATATGGATGGATATACCGGAACTATTATTAATTTAGAAGGTGCATCAAACCCATTTGTACTTCGTGAGTTTAATACTGATGAGGATATTTATAAACCACTTAGGCCACAAGAAGCAACTATATCTTTTATAAGTCAAAGCGGTGTTACAATAGATGATTTTTTGGGTAATTCAGACGTATTTTGCTATGTTGCTTTTGAGTTTTTGAGTATAACAAGATTTTATTGGATTGGATATTTATTGCAAGATGATTTTCAAGAAGTATGGCAAGATACTAAACATATAATTACATTAAGAGCAACTGAAGGTTTAGGTTTATTAAAAGAACAACCCTTAACTGATAATAGCGGTAATGAGTTAATAGGTAATTTTACTCCTTATGCTTTTCTTGGATATGCTGCTTATGGATCAATACAGACATTTGTAAGGACTCATATTATTAATAACCTATATCATTCATCAATGGATGATACATTAACTGATTCATCTTTAGAGCAATGCTATGTTGATGCAAGAACATTTAGTACTGGAGATGGATTTTATGAGGATAAGTATAGTGTAATTGAAAAGATTAATAGAGCTTTCTCACAAACAATGTTTCAATATAGAAGCAGATGGTACTTTGTTAGGCCAGAAGAGTTTTATATAACAAATACAGATAATTTACGAGTAATTAATAAAAATGCGGTTGGTACATCAACAATAACTAATGAAAGATTTGATATTAATGTGGGAGTAAATGAAGAAGTAAAACCTATCTCTCCAGAAATGTTAAGGTTTATAAAAAGACCTACAAAAATTGATACTATAAATATTGGTTATGAATATCCATCTGAATTAATATGTAATCAAAATTTAAGAAGAGGTACTTTAATTACTTCAACATCTACATATAAAACATATACAGTTAATAGTTGGAATGCTTATAAAGGGCTAAGAGAAACTCCAACTCCAGTAACGGTTGCTAAATATAGAAAAGAAACTTTAGATACTTATGGTAATGTTACTGATAATTATTTGTATTTAGAATATGAAGATGTTGGTACTTCAGCAGGTGCTGATTGGTGGCAAAGTTGTGATATTAAGGTAAATAAAGGAGATATTTTAAATTTATCGTTTAAATGGAGGTCAAGTGAAACTGGTAATATAGTTGGCCCAGTTCCTACATTTAATGTTGCACAAGTGCTTTATAAAGCAGAAGCAAGTCCTCAATTTAGGGCAGGTATTGTAAATGATGGATCTTGGGTAATATCTGGAGGAGATTGGGATAGCTTTTCAACTATTCCTTACATTACATTGACTCCATCAGGTTCATCAACTTCTAATAATAGCTATTTTGATGTTTCAGTTACTTCTAAGCCTATAATTAGAGATGGTATTGTAAGGGTATTATTAAGCAATACAGTTGCAAAGTCTTACAATAATAATTGGGCAGACATTCAATTTACAATTGATGGCACAATAAATGGGTTATTTACAAATAATATTTTTGGTGATTTTGATAAGTTTACTAAAACTGATGAATATAAAAGTAATTTTGAGGATACTATTTATTTAGATGACTTAAGTAATTTTAATTTTAAGGGAATTATTTATGATTCAGCAGGAAGTACACCTACTACCCCAACTTGGTATAGATATCGTTACAATACTGAAGAGTTTAGGTTTAAGAAAGAAAACTTAATTGCTCATTGGGAGAATTCAAGGTTTTATAGAAATAAAATTGATGCTACTTTTTATGGATTAACATGGAATGGAGGTACATTACCAATTGGATTAATCAATACTATTAATTTTGTTGATGATGATGCAAACAAAACATATTTTATTGCAAATATGAAAGAGATTGACTTTGTTAATTCAACATGGAGTGCAACTTTAATTGAGATTTATGATGAGGATAGGGATAATGGAGTCGAAACAACATATCCAACATTTAAGCATGATTTCATATATAAATAATTATGGCAGATTTTGTAAAAACAGAAGGTTTAGTATTGGCGATAAATGATGGTACAAATATTTATCCATTTGCTTGTGCAAAGAACTCAACGCTCACTATAACAAGCGACTTTTTGGAATTAGCTCCTAAGACTAATGCTATGTTTAGAGAGTACATCCCAAATAGGAAGGGATTTACTTTGAGCGGTAGTGGGTTGGTCAAATTATCTGAGTCTACAAAGCAACCACTTGGCTTTTTTAATGACTTTATCATTGGTAATGATGTTTCATATACTGCATATATTGATATTATTGACTCTTCTAATAATTACGCTGCCTACGAAATGTCTTGTTATATAACTGACCTTACTTTAGAGTCAGCATTTGGAGCAAATCCATCATATTCATTCAGCTTACAAGGTACTGGTCCGCTTACTCAGATAACACAAAATGATACTTATACCGTAGCAAGTGGTAAGATTACAGGAAGGAATCCTTCTATTTACAAGCTTGTTGCCATTGGTTATGGTGGAAAGTGGTATTACAATTATGTCGTAACTTCGCCAAGTGCAGGTGTATATGAAATAACTATGGGAACTTCACTAAATGGCACATCAGTAAAAGCAATCTACAAAACATTATAAGATGATATCCGAACACAATATAAGACCTATAAGACGAGGTGATACGTTTATTTTTCCTCTTGAGTTCTATGAAGATGAGTGCGAGGAAACTCCAATCAATGTAAGCACTTATGTTTTTAAGCTACAAGCTAAGAATGCTGCCGGTACTACTATTTTCACGTGGAACAATGCGGACTTTGTATCAGTAGCTACAAATAAGCGTACAGTTACATTGTCGGCAGTAACCACTGCTACTTATGCGGTTGGAGAGTTTATTTATGATCTTCAAGTCACAACTGGTTCAGGTACTTATACTTGGATGCAAGGCTATATTAATGTGGAAGAACAAATTACAAGCTGATGATAATCAAAGTAAATTATACGGTCAGTGATATATATATGAGTACATCGGTATCTCCGGTGTACATTAAAGTAGTGTATAGTGGTACAAGTGGTGGTGGAACATGGGGGACAATAACAGGTACATTATCAGCTCAAACTGATTTACAAGCTGCATTAGATTTAAAAGTTCCTACATCAAGGACATTGACCATAAATGGTGTAGCATTTGATTTATCAGCGAATCGTGCTTGGACTATTGCTTCTGGAGTAACTTCAGTAGGCTTATCAATGCCATCTGCATTCTCGGTTGGTTCATCACCAATTACATCAAGCGGAACGATTGCAGTTACAGGTGCAGGAACTACTTTACAATATATTGATGGCACAGGTGCATTGCAGACATTTCCAACCATATTTCAAGCATCTGATTTAATTGCAGAGGTAAGAAATCAGTCGGGTGCGACAATGACCAAGGGAACTATTGTTTACATAAGTGGTGCAACTGGAAACAAGCCATTAATAAGCAAAGCACTTGCCACATCAGATGCAACATCTGCTCAGACATTTGGATTAGTACAAACAGATATTGCGAATAATGGTACTGGTTATATTGTCATAATAGGTAATATTACTAACTTAGATACATCTGCTTTAACCGAAGGTCAACAATTATATTTGAGTGGAACAACTGCAGGTACTTGGACAACTGCAAAACCTTATGCTCCAATTCATTTAGTTTATGTTGGTATTGTAATTAGAAGTCATCCAACACAAGGCACTATATCTGTTAAGATTCAGAATGGTTATGAGTTAGATGAATTACATAATGTTGCTGCACAAACTCCATCTAATAATGATGGTATATTTTATAATACTACTAATTCACTTTGGGAAAATAAAAGTATTGCAACTGCTTTAGGTTATACTCCAGTAACATCTTCAATAACCATTGCAACTACATCTCCTTTAACTGGTGGTGGTGATTTATCTGCTAATAGAACATTGAGCATACCTGCTGCAACTACTTCTGTAAATGGTTATTTGACAAGTACTGATTGGACTACATTTAATAGTAAAGAATCAGCATTAACATTTAGTTCTCCATTAAGCAGAGCAACTAATACGATTAGCATTCCAGTTGCCACAACATCAGTTAACGGATATCTTAGTTCAACCGATTGGACAACGTTTAATAACAAACAAGCAGCATTAACCCTTACAACAACTGGTACAAGTGGTGCTGCTACATTGGTAGGTTCTACTTTGAACATTCCACAATATAGTGGTGGTGGTGGTTCAATGGCAATCGGTGGAGCAATCACATCTGCAACGGCTGGTTCAGTTTTGTTTGCAGGAACATCGGGAGTATTGCAGCAAGACAATGCCAACTTGTTTTGGGATGATACGAATAATAGGTTGGGGATTGGGACGTCAACACCTACATTTACTTTAGATGTAAATGGTAATTCAAGGGTAACTGGTACATTTAGGCAAAAGACAAGTGGAGGTAGTAACTACTTTGATTTAGTTGCAAATGCAGATGGAAGTAATCCATATATAACTGCATTTAAATCAGGTTCATTAGAATATAAAGTTGAATTTGGTGCAACAATAGGTGCATCATTTATAGTTGGTGCTACCGTATTAATAGGAAATTCATCAGGTACTGCGGTAAATGCTAAAGTAGGAGGATTGTTTGCAGCAACATCCGCAATTGAATCAGCAGGTGGTGTATTTGGCTTATCATCAACTACAAATAATTATATTGTATTTCAGCAAAGTGGTTCAAGTTCAAGAGGCACAATTGGATTTGCTACTGGAACAAGTTATTTACAAATTAGAACTGGTGCAGCAACAAATTTAACTGATGGTACATTATCAACAGTATTTTTTACAAGCGGTAATGTATCAATAGGAACATCAACTACTGACGCAGGATTTAAATTAGATGTCAACGGAACTGCGAGGGTAAGTGGGCAAACAACAATAACAGGAAGCACTACTTCATCAAGTGCAGTAGGTCAAGGATTAATTATTAATCCAACTCTTGTAGCTGCTGCAAATGGAGATACTTTAATTGCAACAGATATATCATCTACTTTTACAAATGGTGCTTTTACAGGAGTTAGGAATATATTATTAAGATTAAATGGTTCAGGTGGTGGTATATATGGCTTTAATAGCGGAAATTTTAGTATAGGAAATATAACTGATAATGGTTATAAATGTGAGGTAACAGGAACTTTAAATGTAACAGGTGCAACAACATTACAGACTACTACAATCGGTACGGCATTAAATATGAATGCAAGTATTAGTTTTGGAAGTGGTGGTACAACAAGAAATATATTCTTTTACAATCCTGCTTCCGCAGCACAAAGAACAGGAATAGGTTATTTCGGTAGTGGTTCTAATAATGGAGGAATGCTTTTGGCTTGTTATGGTGCTTTGGCTGGTGCAGATATATTGTTTGGATTTGGAGTTGATACATCAACTGCAACGGTTGCCAATACAAAAATGGCTTTATTTAATTCAACAGGAAATTTGTCGTTAGGTGGTGCTGCTGATATTGCTTCTGCACAATTACAAGTAACATCTACCACCAAAGGTTTCCTTCCTCCAAGAATGACAACTTCTGAGAGAAATGCAATAGCATCTCCTGCAACTGGGTTACAAGTATATGATACAACACTTGGCTCATTAAATGTATATAATGGTACATCTTGGATAGCATTGGGTGCAGGAGGTGGTGGTTCAGTTGATGAATTACAAGTTGCTTTAATAAGTCAAGTTTACGGATAAAATAAAATATATAAAATGTCAATAGCAAAAACATTATTAAGTGGTAGTACAGGTGGAATGCCTATAAAGGTTGTCGCAACTGCAACAACTGGAACAACTATACACGCAACTGGAACAAGTGCATCAGTAATAGATGAAGTATGGT